TATAATGTACTGAAACAATGAATATCAAAGGAAACGTTTTTTAAAAAAAATATTATGATTTAGTTAGGGGCAATGGTTATGACTTACGACGCATTAACAGTTAGTAGATATATCATAGATTTTAGTAATAAGAAGAATTTTAATATATCCAATCTAAAACTGCAGAAATTATTGTATTTTGTTCAAAGTCATTTTTTGGTGCAAAAAAAAAGAGAGTGTTTTGAAGAAAAAATAGAAGCCTGGGATTTAGGACCAGTTGTTCCTGTTGTGTATAGAGAGTTTAAACAATTTGGAGCAGGTAATATACCATCGGTTTTTGTGTCATACGATATAGTCAATGATAAGATAAATAGCGAGGATTGTTTGCTTATAGAAGAAGTTGTAGAAGCTTTTTCTACATTTACAGCAACGGAGCTAGTAGAATTGACGCATAAGCAAAAACCTTGGATAGATTCATATAAAAGAGGCAAAAATAATGAGATATCCTTGGTTGCACTAGAGAGGTATTTTAATGAAGAACAATAGTGTAGGCAAAGGTAATTATTTAAAGAAAAGTGACGTTAGCAAAAATAACGATAATGCCCTGGGGAGTCTAGATAACAGGAATTACATGAAACTTATATATGAGAGCTTGTCATATCCTTTGAATGATTATATGCCTGAAATGACAATGAATATTTTAAACGAGTATATAAAAAACCACATGAACAGTATGAGACTTATGTATTCAGAGTTAAGTAGCTATCTTTTTTCGATAAAAGAGGAAGATGAAAAGATCGAATGGTATATGTCAAATTTGGATAGTTTACTCACCCATGTTGCTAAGCAGGATATTAATGAAAGATGTAAAAGAATTGTTTTTAAGATTTATGACCACTCAATATTAGTTAAACACCAGAAAGAGGGAATGAAAAAGATATCAAAAGATATTTCAGAGGGATTGAATAAGGAAAATAAAAAAATATTAATGGATACCGTGAAAAATTCAGAAAAACAATACATAACAATATTAGGTATTTTTGCATCAATAGTGTTGGCTTTTACAGGTGGGATTGCTTTCTCCACTTCAGTCTTATCTAATATCGATAAGGCATCTATACACAGATTAGTGTTCGTAACCTCACTATTAGGGTTTATATTATTTAATACTATATGTGTAATGTTTGAATTTGTTAGGGAAATAAATAATAAGAGTTTGAGTTTAACATTTAAATCTATATTTAAAAAACCTCTTTGGTCGATTCCAAATATGGTGTTTTTGGTTATTATGATTATTTCAACACTATCATACTATTGTGGGAGCATGCAGCAAAGAAATATAAACTCTAAAGTAAGTAACAACATACACATGGAAATAAAAAATGACAACATAAAAGCATGAGTATAAAATTAGGGACCAAATAAACTTGGTCCTTTTTTCATACAATAAATTGAAAGGTGGTGAGCCTGATGGCAAAAGGAAAATATAAAGAGTGGCTTGAGCCAGAGGGCTTATTAAAGCTTGAAGGTTGGGCTAGAGATGGATTGACGGATGAACAAATAGCAAATAACATTGGAATTAAAAGACAGTCACTGTATGACTGGAAGAAGAAATACCCTGACATTTCTGACGCCTTAAAAAAAGGCAAAGAGGTTGTTGATAGAGCAGTTGAAAATGCCTTACTGAAAAAGGCTTTGGGTTATAAATACACTGAAGTTACTAAGGAACTAATAGGCAGCGAAATGTTTGTAACTAAAGAGGTTGTAAAAGAAGTGCAACCAGATACAACAGCACAGATATTCTGGCTAAAAAACAGAAGACCCGATCTGTGGAGAGATAGAAAAGACCTAGAAGCTAAGGTTGATTTAAATCAACAGGATCCATTCAAAGAAATGACCAAGGAAGAGCTATTAAAGATAGCTAGTGTTGAAGATGGATAGACAGCTGATAAAACAAAGGGCAAAAATAGAACTTGCAAGGCGTGAGTTCTTTTTTTATTGCAATCTTAAAGCTCCAAATTTCTATAAGCCCAATAGAAAATTTCTTGTTGATTTATGTAATGAGCTTCAAAGTTTCTATGAGCAATCTGACTATGATGTATTGATCATTAATGAACCACCCAGACATGGAAAGTCGAGGACAGCCGGATGTTTTGTTGAGTGGATACTTGGTGAACATCCTGAGGAAAAGATTATGACTGGGTCTTATAACGAAACTCTATCAACTGTATTTTCCAAGAATGTTAGAAACACAATCCAGGAAGAAAAGGCAGATAGAAGAAAGGTTGTTTATACGGATGTATTTCCTAATAGACGAATAAAAAAAGGTGATGGATCAATGAATTTATGGTCACTTGAAGGTGGATATAATAACTACCTAGCAACATCACCGACTGGTACAGCTACTGGATTTGGTGCAAGTATATTGATTATTGATGACCTTATAAAAAATGCAGAAGAAGCCTACAACGAATCTGTAAAAGAAAAACATTGGGATTGGTTTACCAATACCATGCTGTCTAGGCTAGAAGAAGGTGGAAAGATAATAATTATAATGACAAGGTGGGCTAGTGATGATTTGGCAGGAAGGGCCTTGGAAGGATTAGGCGAGTTAGGGTTTAAAATAAAGCACATCAACATGAAGGCCCTACAAGATGATGGGTCAATGCTATGTAAAGAAATCCTATCTAAGAAATCATATGAGCTGAAAACTAAGGCAATGGGTGAGGATATAGCTAGTGCAAACTACCAGCAGGAACCAATTGACTTAAAAGGACAGTTATACAAACTCAAAACATACAATAGTTTACCTGAGTTTAAATACATATACAACTACACCGATACTGCAGATACAGGTAATGACTACTTGTGTAGCATTGACTATGGGGTTAGCTTTGATAACGAAGCTTATATTATTGGCGTTTTATATACGAAAGAAGATATGGAAATTACAGAAAAGGCACAGGCTAAGATGATGGTTGAAGATAGGGTTAATAAATCTAGGATAGAGTCTAACAATGGTGGTAGAAGTTATGCAAGGAATGTTGAGAGAATCATGAGTATAGATCTAGGATCTAATCATACTGTGATAGATACTTTTTTTCAGTCTGCTAATAAACAGGCAAGAATATTGTCAAACTCTTCATGGGTCAATCAACATGTGTATGTTCCTGAGACATGGAGAAATAAATGGCCTGAATTTGCTAAAGATGTGACTAAATATCAAAGAGAAGGTAAGAATAAACATGATGACTGTGCAGACTGTTTGTCAGGGATTGCTGAGACATTATCTAAACCACCAACATACTCATTTGATTAGGGGGTGAATGAATGTTTAATTGGATAAAAAGGGGGGTGAGTAAGCTGAATAGTTTAATAAATAAACCAGAGGATAAGGAATCATCAAATATGACTTATGTTGAATACCTTGTTAGTAGTTTTAGGTCCTCAGAGAAAAGGCGAGACCAGATTACTGGGGTAAACTACTACAAGAATAAGCATGACATATTAAAGCGCAAGAAATATTTGTATCTAAAGGATGGAACAAAGCAGGAATTGCTAAACGTGCCTAATAACAAAAGGATTGATAACCAATATGCCATAGCGGTGGATAAGAAGAAAAACTACATGCTGGGTAAGGTTCCAACAATAAAGTCAGATAATGAGGTTTTAGATGATCTAATAGAACCAATATTTAATCATAGGTTTATGAAGATAGCTAAGAATATACTAAAAGATTCTTTGAATTGTGGTGTAGCATATCTTCACCCGTATGTTGACGAAAACTCAAATCTTAGATTTAAGAGGTTTAAACCTTATGAAATAATTCCAGTGTGGAAAGATGACGAACATGAGGAGTTGAAGTTTTTTATAAGACTTTATACTCAAAGCGAATTTATATCAGGTCGCGAAGTTATAATTGAGTATGCCGACGTATACGATTCTGAGAGAATAATCAGATATAAAGTGAGTGGCAAAAGTCTCATAAGGGTTGACGAAATACCTCACCTGGTCGATTTAGAGGGCAAGGGGTATAGCTGGTCAGGAAAGGTGCCATTGGTAGCATTTAAGTACAATGATGATGAAATTCCTTTAATTCGTAAGGTAAAGTCTCTACAGGATGCAATAAACGAAATATTATCAGACTATAATAACAATATGGAACAGGATGCCAGAAATACCATTTTAGTTATAAAAAACTATGACGGTGCCAACCTTGAAGAATTCAAGGAAAACTTAGCTACTATAGGGGCAGTGAAAGTACAATCTGATGGTGGTGTTGACGCGCTTAGCATTGAGGTTAATTCAGATAACTATAAGACAATCTTGGATATGTTAAAAAAGGCCTTAATAGAGAATGCAAAGTCTTTTGACGCTAAAGATGAAAGATTGGGCGATAACCCTAACCAGATGAATATACAGAGTATGTATTCTGATATAGACCTAGACTCTAATGATATAGAGACAGAATTCAAATCCTCATTTGAACGACTGACTGAGTTTATAAAGATGTATTTAGAAGCAACTACAACGTATGTGGCGAATGATAAGGATAAGATAGACGTAATCTTTAATAAGGACATACTAATCAATGAATCGCAGGTAATAACCGACATAAAAGACTCTGTAGGAATTATATCCAACGAGACACTGATAGAAAATCACCCTTACATAGACGATCCAGCAAAAGAGTTAGAGAGAATCAAAAAGGAAAAGGCTGAAAATAAGCCCTTAGACATTGATGATAAATATGGTCTAGGCGGTGGTGATGTTGATGACGAAGAATAGCAATAACATAGAGTATTGGGAACAGCGAGCC